GCGCGCGGGCGGCGAAATACGAGCATGTCCGCCCGGCAGGGGACGCCGCGCCCGTGATCGCGCCCGTGATCGCGCCCGTGATCGCGCCCGTGATCGCGCCTGCGCCGAAGCGCCGGGCGAAGGACGGCGCATGATCGGCATGGGGCGCGGCGACGGGCGGGCGCTGGGCGGCGACGCGCATTTGCAGCAGTCGCTGGCCGACCTGCTGACCACGCCGAAGGGCAGCCGCGTGATGCGGCGCGGCTATGGCGTCGATCTGGGCGCGCTGATCGACGCGCCGCTGGGCCAGCGCACGGCGGTGGATTTCTTCATGGCCTGCGCCGAGGCGATCGGCGCGTGGGAGCCGCGCTATCGGCTGCGCCGGGTGCAGGTGTCGGACGCCGGACCGGACGGCGCGGTGACGGTCAGCCTGAGCGGCGTGGTGGACGGCCGCCAGACCGACGCGGGCGTGGTGATCGGCGCCGGGGTGCTGTCGTGACCGTCGCGAACCCGTTCGACGCGGTGGACCTGGGCGCGCTGCCGCCGCCCGACGTGATCGAGACGCTGGCCTATGAGGCGATCCTCGAAGCGCTGAAGGCGGATTTTTCCGCGCGCTGGCCCGCCTTCGACGCCTGGGTCGAGAGCGACCCGGCGCTGAAGCTCTTGGAGGTGGCGGCGTATCGCGAGCTGCTGTGGCGCCAGCGCGTCAACGACGGCGCCCGCGCGGTGATGCTGGCGAGCGCGACCGGCGCCGACCTCGACCATCTGGCGGCGCTGATGTCGGTGGCGCGGCGCGTGCTGGACCCCGGCGACGCACAGGCCGCGCCGCCGCGCGCGCCGGTGCTGGAGGACGACGCGACGCTGCGCCGCCGGGTGCAGCTGGCGATGGAAGCCGCCACCGCCGCAGGCACCGCCGGGCGTTACATGTTCTACGCGCTGGGCGCCGATCCGCGCGTCGCCGACGCCGCGATCACCTCGCCGCAGCCCGGCGACGTGCTGGCGACGATCCTGTCCACCGACGGCGACGGGACCGCCGACGCCGCGCTGCTGACGGCGGTGGAGGCGGTGCTGAAGAACCCCGAGATCCGCCAGCTCAACGACAGCGTGTTCGTGGCGGGCGCGCAGATCCTGACCGCGGACGTCACCGCGACGCTGACGCTGGCGCCGGGTCCGGGCGCCGAGGTGGTCGAGGCGGCCGCCCGCGCCGGGCTGGACGCGCTGCTGGCGCGGACGCGCAGGCTGGGCCGATCGCTGCCGCGCAGCGCGATCTTCGCGGCGCTGACCGTTCCCGGCGTCGAGCGCGTGACGCTGGCCGCACCGGCTGCGGATGTCGAGGCGACCGCGACGCAGGCGGTCTCGCCCGGCGTCGTGACCGTCACCGTCGCGCCCCCGGCGGCGCCATGACCGCCGCGCTGCTGCCGCCGAACGCGACCGCGCTGGAGCGCGCCGCCGCCGGCGCCATCGGCGCGCGCTTCGACGCGCCGGTGCCGATCCGCGACCTGTGGTCGCCGGAGCGCTGCCCGGCGCCGCTGCTGCCGTGGCTGGCCTGGGCGCTGTCGGTCGATGTCTGGGACGCCGCGTGGCCGGAGGTCACCATGCGCCGCGCCATCGCCGACAGTCTGGCGATCCACCGCGTCAAGGGATCGCGCGCCTCGGTGGAGCGCGCGATCGCCGCGATGGACCTGGGCGCGGTCGAGATCATCGAGGGAAACAGCGCCAACCGCTACGACGGGGCGTCGCTCTACGACGGGTCGCAGAGCTACGGCACCACGTCGCACTGGGCGGAATACCGCGTGTTCGCCGCGCAGCCGGTCTCGAACGCGCAGGCGGACCAGCTCCGCGCCAGCCTGGCCGCGACCGCGCCCGCGCGCTCGCATCTGGCGGCGCTGAACTTCACCGAGGCGCCGCTGCTCTACGACGGCGCCGGAGCCTATGACGGCAGCTTCAACTACGGGGTGGCGTGATGGCCGATCTTCTGGAGACCAGCACATTCGCGGCCGGGATCACCCGGATCGAGAACAACGAGCCTGTGATCGGCGGCGAGGACGGCGTCGCCAACCGTGCGCCGAAGCTGTTGGCCAGCCGCACAAGGTGGCTGAAGGATCAGCTCGACGCGCTGGCGGCGACGCTGGGCAGCCTCTACGCGCTGCGCACCGGCGACTACACCACGCTGCGCGCGCGGGCGACCACCAAGGATGACGTCGGGCTGGGGCTGGTCGCCAACTATGCGCCGACCAACGACGCTTCCGGCGGCTCGACCACCAAGGTCGCCACGGCTGCGGCAGTGCAAGCGGCGCTGGCGAGCGTTGTGGTGGCGCCGACCAACCTCGGCGTCGGCGGCTCTGGCGACGCCCGCACCGTCACCAGCTCGACCGGCGCCGCCGCGTCGCTGCCGCTGGCCACGTCCGCCGCCGCCGGGCTGATGCGCACCGCCGACAAGGCCAAGCTCGACGGCGTGGCGACCGGAGCGCAGGTAAACGTGGGCACCGACCTCTCCTCAGCCCACAATATCAACAGCGTACAAATTGGCAGTTCTACTGGCGCCGGTACGCTCATCCTGAACGCCACTACGGCGCAAGCCGGCACGATGTCGCCGACAGACAAGGCCAAGCTCGATGGCGTGCAGGCGGGGGCGCAGGTCAACCCGACGACCACATCCAGCCGCACCCTCACCAGCACGACGACGGTGCTGCAGGCCAAGGCGATGAACGACCATCGGCTGAGCGGCGACCATGACGCGCGCTACGCGCTGGCGGCTGCTGCATGGCCGGGCGTTTACAGCGGGGCATCGAGCACGAACCTGACCTTCCCGGTCGGCACGACGCTGCTTCTGGGGTCGCGAGCACTGCGCCGCAATGCGACCGTAACGGTGCGGCTCGACCCCGGCAACACCACGAAATATCTCTCCAGCGGGACTGGATCGGTGCTGACCGGCACGTGGGTGGTGCGCGGCGACACGATCTACAGCGACCATGGTCAGCTCGTGCAAAGGATCGCATGATGAACTTTCGCAACATTTCCGACGTGCGCGCGCTACCGGAGACGCCGCCCGCCTTCATCGCCTCGGTCGAGATCGAGATGATGAGTGGCGGCTGGACACGCGTCGATTATACCGCCCGCGCGGAAGGGGGCGGGATCAGCGACGCCATTCTGGCGGCGATCGCGGCGGGTGATTTCGCCGGACCGGTCGCCGACTATGCGCCGCCGCCGCCCGAGCCGCCCGCCAGCCTGCAGCGCGCCGCGTTCTGGCTGTACCTGCTGACGCTGGGCCTGACGCGCGCCGACGTCCATGCCGCGCTCGACGCGATGCTGGCGGCGGCGGCGATCATGCCGGATGACGCCGCAAGGCTGCGGATCAAGATCGACGACGCCGCCGTCTATGAGCGGCTCGATCCAGACCTGCTCGACATGGCGCAGCGGCTGGGGCTGGCCACCGACCAGGCCGCGCTCGACGCGCATTTAATCGCAGCCGCCGGCTGAAAAAGGGAGGCTTTCCATGGCTGAGTTTCTGCACGGGGTCGAGGTCGTCCAGATCGACGACGGCATCCGCCCGATCCGCACCGTCCGCAGCTCGATCATCGGGCTGGTCGGCACCGCGCCGCTGGCCGACGCGACGGCGTTTCCGCCCGACGTGCCGGTGCTGGTGAGCGGGCCGCGCGCGGCGGCGGCGCTGGGGCCGGCGGGCACGCTGCGCGACGCCTATGACGCGCTCTATGCGCAGGGCGCCTCGGTCGCCATCGTCGTGCGCGTCGAGCAGGGCGTGGACGATGCCGGGACCGTCGCCGCCGTGATCGGCGACGCCACCGCGCTGACCGGCGTGCACGCGCTGCTGACCGCGAACACCGTTGTCAAGCAGACGCCGCGCATCCTGTGCGCGCCGGGCTTCACCGGCGCCCGCAGCGGCGTGACCGCCAACCCGGTGACCGCCGCGCTGATCCCGATCGCCGAGCGGCTGCGCGCGGTGGTGATCGCCGACGGGCCGAACACCACCGAGGCCGAGGCGCTGGCCGCCGCTGCCGATTTCGGCTCGGATCGTCTTTATATCGTCGATCCGTGGCCGAAGGTGTTCGACAGCGACGAGGCCGGGGTGGTTGTGCGCCCGCCCAGCGGCTTCGCCGCCGGGGCGCTGGCGCGGCGCGACATCGAAAAGGGTTTTTGGTGGTCGCCGTCGAACCAGAACCTCAACCTGGTGGTCGGCGTGTCGCGCCCGGTGGCGTTCGGCCTCAGCGACAGCCAGACCGAGGCCAACCGCCTCAACGAGGGCAATGTCGCGGTGATCGTCCATCAGAACGGCTATCGGCTGTGGGGCAACCGCACCACGGCGACCGACCCGCTGTGGGCGTTCCTGAGCGTGCGGCGCACCGCCGACATGATCTACGACAGCATCGAGCGCGCGCATCTGTGGG